ATGTTTTTGCCAAGTCATCATTGGACACGATGAGAACAGCATCAATCACTGATGAGCATCCTGGTGAGAGAGTCGTTAATTCGGACAACTTCAAACGTGAGAGCACTGGACACGTAACAGGCGACGCTTATCACGATGACCACGACGTTTATGTACCAGCGATTATCAAAGACCGCGCAGCCGTAAACATTGTTGATGGGGGGAAATATCAAGTCAGTATCGGCGCTGCCTCAGAAGTGCATAAGCAGTCAGGGGAGCTACACGGCCAGCCGTATGACTATACTTTCAAAAATATCAATTACAACCACATATCAGTCGTTGGCCGTGGCCGCGCTGGTAATGCTCAGATATTAGATGAGGATAACATGAGTAAGGAAAAAGAACTCCAAGACGAAGTGACCCGTTTAACTCAGGTTAACGACGCTCAATCAAAAACTATCGAATCACTAGAAAAGCGCCTCGACGACATCGAGCGTACCTCAGTGATTAACGATGCACTGAAAATTGACCCCGACTTTAAAGCCAAAGAGGGCGACACAACCAAGCAAGTGAAAGTGTCGTTTATCAATGACAGCGCCATCACGAACGATAGCCCTAGCGAGCTGGTCGATTATGCGTTTAACAATCTGACCAAAACCAACCCACACAACCCGCCGAAAGTAGAGCTTTCGAGCGAAACCACTAACGCGACTGCAAAGGTTAACGATTCAGAATCGGATAACAAGCAGTCTTATAACGCTTGGGAAGAGGACAAGTAATCATGGCAATCACTCAAAACGATTTTTCAACTCAGCCAGGCGGTGCTGTCCCTGGTCAATCTGGTGACACCTCACCAATGATTAACGCGACATTGACCGTCGCCGACGGCTCAACGTTTGAGTATGGAGACCCATCAGTCTCATCGGCTGATGGTGAGCATTACTGCGCAAATATGGCCGCTGGTGCTGCTTTCTTTGAAGGCGTCGTCGCGCGATTTTTCCGCAAAGGTAATCGCTCAATGCTTAATGATGCGCCTTATGAAGCACCAAACGTTAATTTTACCAATCCTGACTCAGTCAGCTTGTCTATTTTTGGTCTCTGGGGCGTGACCGCTGGCGAAGCCATCACGAAAAAAGGCCAGGCCGCTCTGGATGAAAACGGCAAATGGGTAGAGGCCAAAGTCGGCGCTTATGCTGTGCAAGGAGCAGTTTACGAGTCTATGGCTGGCTCTGGTGAACTTGTATGGGTTCGCCTTACTGGTGGCCGTCTATTAACACTAATCGAAGCGCCAGCGGCTTAAGGAGTAAATAACATGCCAGCACCACGCATCCCAAATGTAATTTTGAACGATTCATCTCCAATGATGGATTTTCAAAGCTTTCTAGTACCAGCTCTAGCTCAAGTAGAGCAGGGAATTACCCAAAAACGCTATCCATCGAGTGATGGCTATCGAAATCTCCTTTATGTAGATACATCAATCTCTGGTCTTGCTGAGTACGCAACTCGCCGTGTGAAAGATTACACAGGCGGCGGCGGTTGGGACTCGACGGGTAACAACTCTCATCACACGCCAGTAGAAGTTATGTACGACGCGATTGGTCTACAAATCTTCCAACGTTCGCAGCCGATTCGCTGGAACTTGTTTGAAATCCAACAAGCCGCAGCCAACTTTAATTCTGGCGGTGGATTGAATCTTAAAGGCGACAAGATGACCGCCGTTCAAGACCTATTCGAACGCGAGAAAAATCTGATTGCGCTTTATGGCGACAAAACGAAAAAGATGGAAGGTCTATTTAACTCAGAGCAAGTCACGACTGTGACCGCATCGATGTCAATTAAAGACTTGGTGAGCCTTATCACTTTGGATAGCGGCCTCCAGTTTGTGATCAACTACTTTGCGGAATACATCAACCAGGTTGAGTTTGACCAAACCAACACGATTTACTCGCCTAACATCATTCCACTACCGCCGAAAGATTACCGACTGCTTTCTCAAGCTGTTGTGCCACTAACAGCGGATTCGATTCTGCCAAAACTAGAAAAAGCACTAAACGTGAAATTCACGCCAGAGCTCGGTTTGGCAGCGGGTAAATACGCTCCTATTGGTGATCTTAAATTTGATGCGTTGGCATCGAATCGCATGGTGGTCGGTCGCTTCCGTGACCCAGAAGTATCTCGTTTCGTGCTTCCTCAAGATACGACATGGGGCAAGCCTTTCCCAGAAGATGACCAGAACTTTAAGCAAGTGGCTCGAATGCGTACCGCTGGCACTGAAATCAAAATCCCGAAAGCCATGCTTTACGTGGATTTACCAGCCGACACGAAATCAGCAAGCCGCAGTGCAGCGCCAGCGCCTACGATGGGCGAGAAACTGGAAGAGCAAGGTCTGGCATTCAACACGGCGGGTAAATTGGTTCACGCTAAACGTGACGCTGGAAAAGTGGTCGAGTTTGGCAAGCCAGTGACTAAAGCTCAAATGGCGAAACTTGGTTTGATTCATGATGCTAATGACGCGAACAGCGAAAACGCATTCTTTAAGACAACCAAAGAAGGCAAAGAAGGCGCATACGACGCTGACAAAGACGGGGACAAGTAAGCATGACAACACCCAACATTGATAATGACATGGCTCAACTTGTTGCAGATTTCAAAGAAGACTACAGCGGTTTTACGCCGCTGTTTGCTGACGAGTTAATCGAGCGAGCTATCGGAATGACAGACAAGTTTTTCGAGCCTTGTGTCTGGGGCGAGTACAAAAAATATTCGTTCTATCGTGATGGGTGGTTTGCGCTTGTCGCTCATACGCTGTTTGTTTCGGCTATTGCTGACCAAAACGTCGCTGTCGGAAACCTACCAGGTTCAAAGCGTGGTCTCGATAGCGTGACCATCGCTGACGAGCACACGGTCTTTGGTACGCAAATGTTTTTGCAAATGCAGCCTTGGGACGATGAGCTCGCCTCAAGTTGGTACGGCGTTCAATTCATGAAATGTCGTGACTACGTTTCTAAAGGTCTTATCGGGTACGTGCCATGTTAATCACAGCGAAAATAACAGCGGTTGGCGCTGTCGCAGTGCTCGCAAACTGCACGGTTAATCTCTACATCGATGGCGGTGAGGAGGTCAACGGCCAGTGGATAAGCAAGCGAGAAATGATCGCCGAAAACGTCCAGGCATGTCGCCAGAGAGCGCAAGCTTCTCAGGTGGCACGCTTCAATCGTGGCGGTGAGCGTCGAGAGGGCTGGGCTCGAATCTTTTTGCCGTCCGAGCCATCACAAAAACCTGATTGGGTAGAGACTGGCGGTGAGTTTTATCGAGTCTATGACACCGACGAAAGAGAAAGCCGAATCTATCACGAGTTATTAGTCGCGAGGGAATTCAATGACCCCGAATGAGTGCTGGCTAAAAGTGCGTGAGTTGATTGGCCTTATCTCATCAATTCACATCATAGAAGCCTACGACGGGCGCAAAGCCAAAGACAGGCCAAAGGGGGAGTATGCGACTCTCTCTCTGCATGAAATCGTACCTCAAGCCATGCCAACCACTCGCCGCACAAAAGTCGGCGAGGTGCTTGAATCGACGATTACAGTGCCTTGTGAGTTGTATTTCGAATTCACCGTCCACAAAGGTCGCGCGATGGATTTGAGTTACCTGGTTTTATTGCTGAATCGTCATGAGGCGTGTCGTCGTTTTTTGATTGAGAACAGCATCGCAGTGTGGGGAGTGAAAGAACTAAAACGCGATCCTAAAGAAGTTCATCAAAGTTACGAAGATTCGGCAGTGCCGGTTCTAATTATCGGCGCAGAATTGACGACGTTCGAGACAACTGGCTTTGCTGACAAAGTGAAATTTATTGTTAACGATGAGCTAACTGGAGAAGTTAGCCCAGAAACAACCAAAGGGGAATAATGATGAGTCAGAGCGTTGATAACATCATTCCGGTAACTTGGAATATTAAACGTAACGGCATTGGTGCTGTTTCGTTTGGCGTGGCGTTGGCTGCTTATGGCGACGCCACCGACCCAGAAGATCAGGTTTTGGCTTTATGGACAAGCTACGAAGACCTAGCAGAACGTCACCCAACCCGCACGGATTTACTCGATTGTGCAAAAAACTGGTTTGAGTCAGGCGGCGCAACCATGATTACGATTGGTTATGCGTATGTAGCGCCAGCAGCGTCACCAGCTAAAGCCGCAGCCAAACCAAAAGCAGCGCCTAAAACCGCAAAGACGGCTGTCGAAATGACACCGAAACAAACACGCATGGATGCGATGGCAACCCGTCTGGCAGAAATTGCATCGATTGCAGCGCCAGAAACGTTTACAGAGGCGCTAATGAAAGCCGCTGACTCAGCGTGGTTTTATTTCCCGTTCTCGACTCAAACACCAGCAGACCTATCTCAAGAAGAGATTGAAGATGCAGTTTCATGGTGCGACGCGAATTCTCGTTTCTTAAGTTTGACAGGGATGGAAGATGCGGCCATCGACCCAACTCAAACGACTGACCTGGGCTCATTTGTGACTGGTCTCGGTTATCGCCGCTGTGCCATTGGTTACACCAAAGAAAATAAATACATGGGCGCTCGCATGGCTGGCATGATGAGCATGGTGGATTACACCCAAGACCGCTCATACAAAGACGCCGAATACAAATCAGTGAATCAAACCGCTGATGATATTAACGGCACGGCCATCGCGACACTGAAAACCAAAGGCTATTACTTCAATACGGATATTGCGTCAAAAGCATCAAAAACTGGCGCGATGCTCCAGAACACGGTGAGCACGTCTCAATATGGCGAGACCATCGCCGAGGTAATGGCGACAGATAGCTATCTCATCAACTTGCAAACCGCGCTACTTAATGCAGTTACATCGCAATTAAACCTACCTCAAACGCCTGATGGTCAGTCCATTGCCATCGATAAGGCCGACCAAATTGGCGAGATGTACATCGATAACGGATTCCTTGGAGAGCGACAAATTACGCATCCAATCACTAAGGAGACGGTCATCACTCGCGGATATATCACGGTTACTAAACCAGAAGATATTTACAAGCTGACGGACGAAGAGCGAGCAGAGCATCAACTTTATCCAATCGAGCAATACATTTACCGAGCTGGTAGCGCCTGGACGGTAAAAGCCACAGTCAACGTTTGGTAATGGGAGAATAATCATGGCACAAACCAAATATGGCGCGGCGACGAGCGTCTTAATTTTAAATGCACTTCAATTCACAGACTTTAGTGCAGATGAAACCCCTATTGAAATTAACTCAGAAGAGGATTTTGTCGAGTTTGAAATCATGCACGGCGGCGGCAGTGTTCGAACAGACCGCAAAGCCACTTTGTTAGAGCTGCGAGTGAGTTTGCAGCCAGGTACAGAGCAATCAAACACCGTGCGCGGCTGGTTGTACGGAAAGACAGACGTCGAGGGCTCTTTCGCGAACATCGGAACAGCAGAAAAGTTTGTTTTGTCCGGTGGCGCTTGCGTCAACTTTGACCGCGTAGGCCGTGGCTTTAAGCCAACCGCTGACGTTTATATCTTCAAATTCACGAAACACATCGGAGTCTAAGCGATGGTGGAACTGGAAAATCACATCCAAATGGTGATGGTAGGTGATGAGGAGTACATCATCAAAAATTGCAGCGCGACTCAGCAATACGAAATCATAGAGCTGTTTTTTCAATATGGACTTGATGACGCTCTATATCGAATTGCAATGGGTGAGCGCGAATTGGTGGCGGCGGCTTTGCTGGGTAATTTCTCCAAACATGCGACGACAGAAGAAAAGCGCAAAGTCACGGCCATGCTGCTCAATGGCTGCACTAAGGTCGGAGCGGAAAAGCCAATCTCAATCGATGATTTTCACAACAACATGCTGCTTTACATGCTGCTCCAGGTTGAAGCGCTGAAAGTGAACTTCTCGGATTTTATGCAGTTCCTTCAGTCGCCGGAGGAGGAAGCGCCACAGGAAACAGCACAGGACAAAATGAGTCCAGTATAAACTGGTATCTCATGCTCCCCGTGTTCGGCGTCCCTTTGATTGGCATCTCTCCGCTTTGTACCCGCAAAGATTTAGATGACCCGTCGTCAGGGATAACACTCGCAGAGATAGCCAGGTATCACCTGGCTATTAAGGAAATCAGAGAGAGCAATGGCTAGAGTCACACAAAAGCAAATAGCCGAAAGAGCTGGCGTTAGTCAGTCGATTGTCTCGAAAGTATTGCGCGGTCAACCGCCGCGCAATATGAGCAAAGACAAAATCGACGCGATAAACCAAGCCGCTGACGAACTCGGTTACAAACGACCAGCAGCACGGCCAGAGAAACCCGCTCAATCGAAGCCGAGACGCGCACCACAGCCTAAGTTTGGCGCGACGCCGCAAGGCAACCCTATTCACAAATACGGTAAACAATGGCGTCAGCGCGTGGCCGCTGATACTGGTCTCATGCCTCAAGGTGATTTTTCATCTCTAAAGCTCGGAGAGCAACGTCAAGTCATGCGAGTGCTGAACAGCATCGACAAGGACGGAAAGCGCCGCACAGAGCTAGACAAGAAAAACACAAAGGCCAATCAAGCAGCAAACCAACTTTGGAAAGGTATCGCGATTGGTGCGAGCGCCGTGGGTATCCCTCTGTCGCTTGCTGGTCTTGTTAACACCTTTACCGACCTGGTCGACTCCAGTGCAGCAACAGCGAGATTTGCGACTACGGCGGGTATTGACCCCGACAAAATGCTCGCAATGACGAGAGCCGCTGAGGTGTTTGGCGTCGATAACACTGGCTTTCAAAATGGCATAGCCTCCATTCAGTCACTTAGCACTCAAATGCAAAAGGGCGAGAATCAAAAGCTACTAGAGCCCTTTGCGGCGTTAGGTATCAGTCGACCGCTAGGAGAAGTTCAAAACCGCGCGCTCCAGGGCGACTCCCTGGGAGTGTTAAAAGCGATTAATGATTCTTATCAAGCTGGAGACATCAAGACCAAAGACCTCACCGAGTTAATGAATCGACTCGGAGCGTCAGCGTTCACATCATTAATGACTGGCGGCGATTTTGGCTCAGTGATGGCAGCGAAGCCAATGCAAGGCGCAGCGACGTCAGCCGTCGAACTCTCTGAAAAGCTGGAGACGTTAAAGCATAAATTCGAGGATGTTTTCATCGATAAGTTTGATGACATCAACGAGGGACTAGACAAATTCTTGTCGTGGTTTGATGACACCGATTTTTCAAATCTAACCGCTCTTTTTGGTGACTTGGCAAATGGCATCTCTTATCTGCTAGACAAGATGGGATACCAGTCAACGCAAGACATTTTAGAAGAGCGCCAACAGCTTGTTAAACGCCGTGATTCTGGCGATTACATGGGGCTTAAAGCCGTTAGGTTAAAAGAGTTGGACAAGATGTTGCTGTCGAGAGGCATTGACCCAACTGCACCCAATGTCACGTTATCTAAATCGGTAACTCCGCCTCAACTCAAACAAGGCGCAAAAGAAAATGGAGAGGCAGTCGTCGAAAGTGCGCGCACATCGCGCTCTGGAGTGCTCGACATCAATGTAAACGTTTCTGTTAATGCTGATGGTCAAATTACGAATGAACAAGCTCAGAGCATCGCACAGGCCGTTAGAGAGGAGCTTGGCAAACAAATGCGAACAGAGAAAGACAAAATCAAAGAGGTGTACCAGCGATGAGTGTGATCTCTTTTACTCAATCTTATAACCCTACATTAGATTTTGGTGACGACCTCATCGCTGAGTTTGATGGTGAGGCTGATATGTCCCTAATCACTCGAACAGGCGTGACAAAGTACCCAGTCGAGGAAGGATTCGACATCGCTGGCTCTTTGGTGCTGCAAGGTGCTGAGATTGTTTTTACCTGGGCGGTAGGTCTACGAAAAGTCGCGCCATTACTGTCAACGGATTTTAACGACAACCTGACGACGAATGCGCCTGGTTTGCTTGGCGGCTTTGCTTCCAACTTTATCGACTCTGGGACGCTTTCGTTTCTTATTGGCGCTTTAGCTAATTCGAGTATTGCGCAATCTGACGAGAACAGCCGTGCTTTTAACGCCATGCGCATACTGGATACCGCCAGAATGACGGGAACACTAGTCAATCCGATTATCGAGGGACTAGGAATTATGCGAAACATGGCTGTAACACAAATCAATGCTACGCGCGGAATGAAAGACGGCGGCAAAGTGACTTTTAAGATCACTCTATCGCAAATACTCCAGAACGCATCGAATCAAAACGCCATTCAAAAAGAGAACAACCTCGGAAACATTAAAGGCGAAGAGGTGGAACTGTGAAGAAATTTACTTTTACCCCAGACCCAACCGCAAAGGTCAATTATCTATCAGTGACGCTTGAATCGGTCGACTATGACATCGAGCTTTACTGGATGGATATTTCCGCGCTTTGGTTAGCCAGTATTCTAAGAAATGGCGCATATGTAGCTCAGGGGCGCGTGGTGGTCAATGACCAGGATTTGCTCGGTAATGTGCATGACATCGGCAAGCTGTTTTTTAGTGGAGAGACGCCAGCCGCTTATAACATCGGTACAGAGTGTTTTCTCTATTACAGCGAGGTTAAAGAATGATTTATAACGCTGTACGCCTAACAATCGGAGATTTACCGCCATTTGAGGGATTGCGCACTGAATTCGAAATCAATGCGACCCCAGGCTTTTTCGATAAGGCGGTTTTGATTGTTTACAACATGAAACAAGAAAGCTTTGACGCGCTGAGATATGACGCGCTTTCCATTGTTGAAGTGCTGAGTGAGACAGGCTGGGAGCAGATTTATACAGGCCGCTTTCGATTAAAGCAGAGAGAAAATCGTGACGGTAGTTCTCTGAGTAAGTTAAATCTATTTAGCGACCTACGCGATTACAGCAACCGCTATAACCTATCCATGACAGAGAACTCGACAGGAAATGACGTCATTAAATTCTTTAAAGACGCGATGCCTACGATTGACTTTGTTATCAGTGAAAAAGCTCAGGCCATCATTGACGAGCTGGTATTCGAGGGCGGCTATTCGCCACAAAACAACACGTATTACCAGTTGTTAACTGATTTTATCGTCGACGAGGTAGGTCGAGAGTTTATGCCTCGCTTTACCAGTTCAAAAGTCAGTATTGGTCAATCAAGTAAATCACCCGTCAAAATCGACTCTAGAAACGGCATGGTTGGCGTTCCAGAGTTCGCTAAGGTGATTTATCGAGATGAGTCAAGAAACGACCAGAGCGCTTATCAGGGGCGCGTGACAGCCAGACTTATTCCCTCTTTAGACGTACACGACAAAATCACCGTGGAATCTCATTACATCAAGCTGATGAACGAGCAGCAATTCACCACGAGCAAGGTGTTAACAGAGCGTCAATATCAGAGCATTACGCAACCTGGTAGTGGTCTTTATCAAGTCTGGAAAATTGTTCACCAGGGAGACACCCACGGCGACGAATGGCAAACCAAAATTGAATTTAGGGAAATAGTCCAATGACCGATTTTGAAGAGGCAGTGCTGACCATTTTTCAGCACCAGTTTGATTCTCTTTATCAGCATATCCCAGCGAAAGTTTTGGAGTACGACGAGAAGACGCAATTTGCCAAGGTACAGCCATTGATTGACATCGATGGCGTGAAACTAAATCCGATACCCGCCGCGCCAGTGCAGCACATTGGCTCTCAAGATTTTGTGGTTGTGATGGAAATAAAACCAGGTACAACGGGAATGCTACAAGTCTGCATGAGAGATATGGGTGTATGGCTTTTCAATCAGAAAAAGCAAAGTAATCGCAAATTCTCACTGACTGACACGACATTCTCTCCAGGTTATCGAAGCAAGTCGGACGCCATTCCAAACCTGGTTAATGACGGTATCCAATTGCGGAGCTTTGACGGTGAGCGTTATATCTGGATGAAAAGAGACGGCAAGTCTTATTTTTCTGATGAGTGTCATTTCTCAAAGCGCCTTTACAGCAAAGGCGAACTAGTAACAACAATCAAACACACTCACCCTTACATCGATTCTAAGGGCTCAAGTGCTACCCCAGTAGATTCAGACACCGACGAGGCAGAACAAGATGTTTAGAGAGTATGACGAAGATGGCGACATCAAATCGGGTACGTTCTGGCGTGGCCGTGATGCAGTCGGAGCAAATATATCAACTCAAATCCAACTTTGGTTTAAAGAAAACCCGCTTAATCCTAAAGAGGGGATTGACTGGAAAACTGAATTCGGGGATTTAAGCGAGGGGCGACTCGCTGGTCAGATTCGAGACATCGCTTTCGGATGTGACAAGGTGCTGAAAGTGAGCGAGCGAGTGGTTTTTAATCAATTGCCAAATCGTGTTTTGGGGATCTCTTTTAGTGTTGAAACGGAATATGGTGTGCAATCAGTAGGAGTTAATGTCGATGCCAATAATTACTAATACGGGCATTCAAGTCATCACCCAGGATGAGTATGTAGAGAAGTTGAAAACCATCTACAGAACCATCGATAAAGACTGGATTCTCGATAGCAACTCGCCAGACGGACAATTTGTCATCTTGGTGAGTCGCATGCTTTGGGAACTTGAGCAACAAGCTGTCGAAGTATCTAACGCCAGAGACCCGAGGACGGCTACAGGCGTCGCTGTCGATGACCTTGCTGCACTTTTCGACGTTCACCGTGAATCAAAGCGACAATCCACCGTGAAATTTGATTGTGTAGGTACGGCGGGGACGTTAGTCAAAGCGGGTAGTCAAATTCGAAACACCGACACGCTCACCGTGTGGTCACTAGATGCAGATGTCACCATCCCAGACCAGGGAAGTTTTACCGCTCTAGATTATGGCCTTGTGACCGCTGGCGTCCCTTTTGAAATTGTGACGCTCACAGATGGCTGGTCTGGAGTAGAGAACGAAAGTGATTTTATTATCGGTCGAGAGGATGAAACCAGCGCCGAATTGGAGCAGAAACGAAAAGACCAGGTTACAAAGGGCTCGACATCGATGCGTGAATCTGTACGAGCTGCCATTCTCGCCGTGGATAACGTTAACTCAGCCAATGTTATCGAGAACGATGAGCAAACCGTCGTTGATGGTCAAGATGGTAATTCAATTCATTGTATTGTCAGTGGTGGCGATGAGATGGAAGTATGTCGAGCCATTGACAGCAAAATCTCACTAGGCTGTAAAACTGTCGGCACTATTGAGCACCAAGTAACGACTGAGGATGACCCGTATGGAATGCCTCGCCGATTTGATAGGCCGACATACGTCAATATTTGGGTGCGTTACACCATCGTAAACGGAGATAAGCTACCCGAGGACGCTGTCGCTCGCGTTCCTGGTTATGTAGAAGACTATGCGACAGGCGCAGTTACCTCACCTCACGATTCGAATAACTCTGGTTTTGGTATGGGACAAAGTCCGTCAACTGGCCTGATGGCGACGCCTTTAAACTGGGCTGTCGGCCAGTACATCGCCGCAGACTCATCGATATACACCAGCAAAATTGAATTATCGAGCGATGGCACAACCTGGGTAGAAACAAAAATCGACATTAGTCGTTTAGAAGAGCCTTTATTTGACGCCGAGCGCGTCGAGGTGGTTATGAAATGAAATCCTATGATGTGATCGACTATTGGATGTCGGGACGCTGGCGCACTAAGCGAAAAACTCGCGAATGGGTGAACGCGACAGGCATCCAAATAGAGGGGATGTCTGATTTTTACAGCAAGCTAACATACGCAATCGACAAGGCCGAAGGTTTTGCCCTGGACGTGATAGGCGCGGTGTTAGGCATACCTCGCCTAGAAGTGCCTACCGATTTGCTTTTCTTTGGCTACGAGGGGACGCCGCTCGCCGTAGGTTACGAGTTAGCGCCTTACTTTGATTTTGAGAACCCAGCAGAGACGACGCCAGTACCAGACGCCGTTTATAGAATGGCTTTGCAATTCAAAGTTTTTTACAACGTCACGGATGGGACTCGCGCCAGCGTTCTCAAAGCAACAAAAACACTACTTGCTGTTTCTGATGTTGAAATCGTCGATGCTGAGGACATGCAATACAAAATTGTTGTCCATGAGCCACTAGATGACGTGGTCATCTATGTGCTGAATCTTTACAAGCTTTATATCAAACCCGCTGGCGTTAAGTTTTTAGGTTACGAAACCAGTGCAAAAAATCTGATAGGAAAAATTTAAATGAGCAGAATTAATATTCCAGATAGCGAGCTGTGGGCTCATGGCGGTGACAAAGATAAACCGGATTTAAATCGATTTGAAAAAGGTAACGAGTCAGGCGCGACAGCGACGCCACCAAAGCATTCGGATCATAACTATGAGATGAATCGAGCTGACCAAAACATCCAACATATATTGAGAAATGGTTTACTCCCTTGGGATTCACAAGAAAGTTACCCAGCGGGTATAGACGTTCTTTATGGCAGTAAGTTTTATGAAAGCTTAAAGGCAAGCACTGATAAAAACCCAGCCACCAGCCCAGAATACTGGAAAGACATTACTAGCGGCACATCCCCACAGCAAGGTATAAATCTATCAGATACAGACTTGAATACACTTTCAAGTCTTTCTGATTGCGGATTTTATTATCAAACAAAAGATACAAACACAGTAGGAAATAATTACCCTTACGGGCAATCCGGTTGCCTGTTAGTAATGAGAACAACGACACCAGATAGCGTCATTCAAATATACTGGCTATATAAGACGGCTAAAATGTATACAAGAACATTTTCAGGAGGAACATGGTCTAGTTGGTCGACGATATATGACAGCAACAACCCACCTACCTCGTCTGATGTTAATGCTGTTTCTAAGCTCGGTGACACAATGACAGGCTCTTTGTCTATATCAACCACTGAGAATGCAGCAAGCAAATTAACAGAAGATACGATTCATCTGGAAAGTTACGAGCCTATTATTAGGCTCACCGACATTTCAGATATAGGCGATTCAATAGCCATAGGATACTCGTCTGGAGATGGTGTTTACGTCACTTACACAGAAACAGGTTCTGGTGAACCTGTTGAAAGATTATTGCTATTTCATCAAGGTAAATACCCAGAAAAATTAGTCACTATTGGCCGCAATGCTGACGATGATGAATTTAAATCATCTTACCTAATGCCATTTGAGAACGGAGGTGGCAGCACTGGATATCCAAGCGAATACGGAGCTGGTTTATTCATACCTCGTAGCAGCGGCGGTAAGTATTATGGTTTTGGATTTTGGAGCGACATTACAACAAGAAATCCAAGGCTCATGTTACAAAACCCAAGCGGTAGCGGATTTGATTTTTATGATCTCTACACATCCAAGAACCCGCCGACCGTTGAAGTCTTGAAAAGTAAGGAAGGCTATTTTTATGACAATCCTATTAATCTAGGAGCAAGCGAAAACCTTGATAACGTAGTCAATCGAGGAATTTACGCGCAAACCAAAACGGCAAACGCCACGATAGAGAATAATTATCCAACCAACGAGGCAGGATGTCTCATAGTGATGTTCAATGCTTCAGGTCGAGTTACGCAAGAATATACGACGTATAACACAAACCGCCGCTTTATTCGGTGGGCTTATATGGATAGTTCATCACAAAGCGATTGGGAGGAAATTTTTACAGAAGCACATCCTCCGACGTTAGATGAAATAGGATTAGGTCATATTGGAAAGGCTTGTGTCGGCACTAGCGTTCAAGCCAACGATGTTAGCGATTCATACATCGAGTTTTATGATTATGGTTCTGATGACTTTGACCTTGTTTCTTTCGACCCTAGCCAGTACGAGACGCATATTTATCATACTGGTTATTACCTGGTTGATGTGGAGGTTTTAAGAGACGACACATCAACAGTTTCAGGTAATGGTATCAATGCTTTCGTGATGCAAAACTCAATTCAAATCATGCATGGATTTGTTCCAAAAGAAACTACAGATAAAAGAAACTCTATAAGAATGCGTCGAGTTCTTAAGCTTAACTCGGGAGACAAAATAAAAGTCTACACAGATAAGGATGGCGAATGGACTGATGGCGGCTCAATAGGGTTTCAGTATTTAAGACCGCTAACAACTACGACGAAACAAACAAAAGACAAATAAAGGAAAAGGCCGCTACAGCGGCCTTTTTTATTACATAGTGAATACTGGTTTTAAATCGTTATTCTCTTCTATACGCAGCATTCTAATATCAGTAACGCAATGCTCAAGCCAAGGGAACTCTCTCGCCATTGCTGCCACTGCTAGGGTAGTTGTAACGGCGTTTGTTGCGTCATTACCGAAGTAAACAGAGCCCTGCTGCCTCTCAAATCCCTTACTCGCTAGAAAACGTTTTATATCCCCATATGCGTTGTTATAGCTCGCACCAGGGTAGTGACTCTCAAGAGCTGCTACCTGCAAATCGAATGTAATTGCATACATTAGTAATACCTCATATTGCCTAAATCCACATTATTATCTGACTTTATGCTCACTTTTACTAGGTAATAAGATATAAAAATAAATAAA